GCAAAATCCTGGGCAACTTTTTGTTGCTCAGGAACTTATAAATAAAGTTAAATTATAGTGTTGCGGAATTAAGGTATAATAAACACGGCGACGCACACCAGGAAGTTCCGGTGTGCCCATCGCCCATGCAAGAGATTTTTGTACGTCTGTATTAGATGCTGCCATAATTACTATTGTTAAGAGTTAGACTATAAGCCAGCCAGTTCAACGACCTTCAGGCGTCGCTTGTCGATAGACTCGAACTGTACACCGAAGAACATGGTGGCGATGTACGAGAGAAGGAACGCATCGAAACGTTCAACGTCAACAGATTCCACGTCGCCCATCTGGTCATATCCATAAAGCATATTGATCTTTGGCGAGATGTGGATATACTTCGAGTCCGTCTTGTTAGCAAGCGGGCAGAAGATGAGTTTGCCGTTAGAACCCTCGACAGTAGGCTGATTGTATTGCGTGTTGTATGGAATACCGCTGTGTGTGAGCAGATAACCCTCGTTATACTTATCCACGAAATCCTGCGAGCAGTACATGAAAAGAGTCTGCGAGCGCAAGCGTGGGTCGAGCGAGAAGAGGATTTCCTTAGCCACGTCAACAGCGTTGGCAGAGGTGATGGCATCCGTCAGTTTGAGGTAATTGCCGTTCTCCTTTGCGAGAGCACCGGAAGTAACCTCCTTCTTTGTGATGGTGTCGAAGCCATCGAAAAGATCCTGGGTGGTAGTACCGCTTGCGTTGCGCACACCGCTCCAAATAGCATCATTGAGCTTTTCGGAGAGCGACTTGGCGATAAGTCCAAGCACCTCGCGAGCCGTAGGCACAGACTTCTGTCCGTCGCCCTTAGTGGCACCAGTGCCGAGGAGCGTAGAGATAGCCGAGTTAGGCTCGAACTTAGCGACCACCGAACCGAAGAACGTTTCAAGCGTTCGGAAGTCCAGCTGCAAGTTCACGTCCTCCGAGCGAGTTGGCGAGTAAGGAGCGAACTGGGCTGAAGCGTTGAGCGTGCCCACACTCTCCTTGTAGCGGATGCCAGGGCGACCGGTCATAAACTTAAGAGTCTCGTCGCAGCCGATAATCGGCAGACGAAGGAAGTCAGAACGCCACTTTCGAGCAGCATCCTTGTATTCTTGTAGGGTAAATTGTAGTTTTCCTGCCATGATATGGAGTTTTGAATTATGATTTGTGAGTTGTTATGGTAATGAGTCAAAGAGAGCCTGAGCCGAGTTGGTGGTGTCGTAGAACTTCTCGATGTCAGACTTTTCGGTGTTGGTGCCACCGTCCTTCTTGTCATCAACAACCGTGTTAGTGGTGTCAGCAGGGAGTTTTTTCAGTTTCTCCTCCAAATCGCTGTTAGCCTTAGTCAGGCGGTCAACGTCAGCAGAGAGATTGGAGATTTCCTTGTACTTCGCTGTGATGTCCGCCTCAATAGAGTCGAGCTGTGCCGTGGTAAGCGTAACCTTGTCGTCGTTAGCTTCCAGCGTGTCGCAAGCGAGAGTCTTGCAAATGTTAGAATAAGTCTTTTTCATTTTTTCTTCAGAAGATATGGTTGGAATAATTTTATTTGGTTTCTCTTGCGAGTGGAAAACAGAGGAACAAGCCTGCAGGAATCGTCTGAACGCCGTGATGTCTTCCGACTTCGTGTCGGTCAGCATCTTAGGAAGCGGTATGCCGTGAGCTGTAAAGTCCGCAGCAATAGCCTCCGTAAGAACTGGAGCCGACTCATCATCAAACTCCGTGAGTTCATCAACGAAGCCCCAAGCCAGTGCCTCCTGTGCCGTCAGCCATCCACCCATTTTCATGAGTTCCAGCAAGTCGGCAGATTTCTTCTTGCATCGTCCGGCATACATCTCTGCGACGTTGGCATCCAGCTTGTCAAGGTCAGACTTCTGCTTCTCCAGATTGTCGATGAGATTCTGCATATCCGTAGCGTTCAAGCTGCCCCACTCGAAGAACGACTGTGAGCACTGGTGCACGAGATACATAGCCGAGCGATCCATGGTGATGCGCTTGGCACCCATAGACGCGATGGTAGCGGCACTGGCGTTCATGCCCACAAAGTGGACGTGAACATTGCCGTGTCGCCTGAATGCAGATGATATAGAGAGAGCGGTGTTGAGCTGTCCGCCGAGAGAGTCGATGAGAACAGCAACCTCCTTGTCGGTGTTCTTGTTAAGGACGAAATCGACGTAGTCAGAATCGAAGTCCCAACCACCGACGTAGCCTTTAAGATGGAGATTGTATTTTGTCTTTGCCATGATTGTCAAAAATTGTTTGAGGGCAAAGATATATTATATAATAATGTTGGAGAAAGACAAAAAAATTGTATTTTTGCGATGTAAAACGATAAACTTATGGTGAGAGACATTGTAATCATATTGATAATTCTGATAGGCGGATATTTTTATATTCGCAGATTTTATCATTTTGCATTACTTGCAATAGTATTTTTATTTGCACTATTTGGGCAATCACGTAGAAGTTATCGCAAACTGCGAAATATCTATTGGAAGAAGGTGGGGCGCAAAAACAGGACGAAGAAAAAATAGCTTTTTCAAAAACTCAACCGATTTCGGCTGTATCTTTTGTAACATTGTAAACAAAGAAAGAAAATACTGATTATCAACACTTTAAGTTTTGATGCAATGTTTCAACTGCATACAAAATGTTACAAAAAGGCATAAAAAAAGGCGCTCATCACGCCGTGCATGGCACCAGTGCCACTTTATTTGTATAAGATATGGTGTATTTCGTAGCAGCCGAATCACCATCCACCTTGCCTGTGGAGTCGTCTACCTTGATGACAGGAAAAGGTTTGTCAGCCGTGCCGATGAGATACTGCTTTTCATCCACAGTATGGATGACGAAAGCAAGATGCTCACGAGCTGGCAGCTGCGAAGTAGTAGAGAATGAGAGTTTCACCTTTTCCAAAGTGTCGTTATTGTCAAACTGCGTCTCCATTTCACAGATGGCATCACCGATATGTGGAATTAGGAAAGTGTCAGCGAACACTCCGACAGGAGCATCCGCCAACGCTTTCTGTGTGATGCTTGCCATGAGCGACGAGGCAAGCACGTAATATATATTGATGATTCCGGGAAGACGTTGCATATTATTCTACTATTTCTTCAGTTTCAACCTTGTTATTGCTACCGTTTTTTATCGTGCTGTTTTTTCGCTTGCATTGGTTAGTAAGATAATTCTTACGCAAGCGTTGGTATATTTTCGCGATAGAATCCCAGCAAGTGCCGTCCTCCTTGATGCCCCGTTGTTCCATGTAGAGATAAATGAGGTCTTTCTGCTGTTTGCCGATCTTGCCGAAGTCGTGCAGGAACGTCCAGCAGTCGACATCAAATGAGTTCTTCACGTTCTCCAGCAGCGCACGTTTACCAGTGTCCGTGATATGGTTATAAATACGAGGGTCGCGAGTTTTAGAATACGGAATACAAATGGCGACTTCATCTTCACGTTGCCTTGTAGGAACAGCAGAAACAGGCGGTTTGACAACAGCGAGCTTTATAAGTTTTGACTCGATGCTGCCGTTTCTTAGACGCACTGGTTCCGTGCCACTGTGCCGATGTACGAACCACTGGCGCAGATAGGAAGGCATTTTGATATAGATGTGATAGTCGCTCATAAAACATGTAAAATGATTATGAGCACAAAGATACTATAGTTTTGTGTAGGTTGTATTGAAAGGAGGAAACGTTTAAGATTTGTTATTTGGTAGGTAGGTAGATAAAAAAGTTGATTTTAGCTTGGGGGGTAATGAAAAAGATGTATATTTGCAAAATAAAGTTGAACTTAAAAATGTACGAGTATGAAAAAATGGATTTTGATGTTACTTGCCCTTGTATTGTGTGGAGTGACACAAGCTCAGAATGCAGAAGTAACCTTGAACAACGGCACCTTTATTAAAGGTGACATTAAGAAGTTTTCCTTTAATGTAGACAATTACCATGAGTTCAGAATCAAAAAAACTGATGGTGAGAAGGCAGACTTCGCATCTACTGATGTAAAAGAGATAAAATACTATAACAAGAAGGCTGGAGAATGGGAAAACTGGATTCCGATGGTTGCCCAAATGGGATTGAGCATGTCTTATAAAGAGAATCCGAAACTCTACAAAAATCCGGTATTCCTTCAGCCAGTTTATGAGGGGAAAAACATTTCTGCCTATATTCACTATATAAGCACAGCTACCCATGTGAAATCGGGAAGTATTTACAGAATGGCTATCATGTTTTATTACAAAGCCAAGAATGAGGACTTTGCAAGAACCTATTATTTGAAGGATAATAGCATTGCAGGAATTGGTCAGAAGACCATGCTGAAAAGATATTTCAAGAACTTCCCACAAATAAAGGAAGTGCTCAAAGATCTCAGCATGAAAGAGTTTCGCAAAGACCCTGCGATATTAGTCAAGAAACTTGATGAAGCATTGAAATAAAACACTCCTTACTTCGAATAAATTTCGGTTACGCTATAAAAAGGTAGGCAGCCGGAGCGAGGCGATTGCCTCGTCCGGCTTCCACCTTTATCTGCGGAAGACGTAGCCATCCTCGAAGATGTAGTCCGAGATGAACAAATCCCTTGCAAACGCCTTGTAATCGAAGTAATATGAGAGATTGCCCATCATGCGCTCCAAATCATAGCACTCATTGACGATGTGTGTGGCGAAATCCTCTTCCGAATCATATTCGCCCTCATAACAATCTTCAAAATCCGAAATGCTGTCATCGCCAGTGGCGGAAACATAAGCCTTAAACGCTTTCTGTTTGTCATCATCCATTTGGATGAAAGCTATTATCTTGTCGAAAACTTCTTCATCCATACAGCTTTCTGAATACCATTCAGCAGGGAAACACTGATAATCCTGAAACATAAGCTCCGGATCCTCCTCATCAGCGTGAAGCTGCTTGCATACATCGATGAACTCCTCGTAAGAGTCAAACGTGCGGAGATCGAGCCAGGCACCGAAGATTGAGCCTTCATTGTACTTCTTGTATGTGCCACAGTAGATGGCAGGCTGATCCCAGAGATAATCAACGATATAGCTGCTGACACTCTCAAACTGCTTCTTCATGCTCTTGTGAGCCGACTTAGGTGATGTTAAAACCATTTCTTGCATAACTTAGAAATTTAAATTGTTAGACTTTTAGATGCAGCCCTCGAAATGAGGACTTTTTACGCTGCCTTACCCAGCGCAAGAAGAAGACATTTAAGGCAAGAGATAGCCGAATATTTTTTCACCTTTGGCGGAACGAGAATTTGGACCAGGAGCCACCGCACCCCAAAATCTTGAAAAAATATTTGAGCTAAGACTACGCCGTGCCCTTGCAGAATGTCGCTTGCGCTAACTTTGCACGCGGAAAAATCCCATGAACGAAACCAGGGCTGCATGTCTGACAATTTGAATGTTATGCGGTAGAAATCCATCACCTATGTCCACAAGAGCGGAGCAATAAAAAAGAGTCAGCAATACCTCTTTCATTTGGTTATCTACGGGTAAAGCCAGACATGTGGCACATACATCAAAAAAGAACAATGATGAAAAGGCTCACAAGTGCCAGGCACGTTCTCTTTAAGCACGGTGACACTTACGATACCGCATGGAAAAAGCAAGCAGTAGCAGATGAGGAGAAGCCGGACTACAACTAAAAATAAGGATTTTCAGTACCTATTCCCCTTTGGTATTTAGAAAGCATAATGAAATGTTACAAGAAGTTATAAGAAATTACAAGATAATAGACTACCTAAATAAATGACATACAGAAAGTTACATTAAGTTACAACAATTACAGCATTTCTCTTCTGAAAAATGAATGAGGGCAAAAAATGAGGATTTCACCATATATATAGTCAATGACTACCACTTTATGCTTTTTGGAGCGTATGATAGGCTACCAATATGTATGTAGGTAGATTACAAATCGTGTGCAAGACCTCTGAAAAAAACGGAGTACATCGCAGAGGATGGCCATGTCTTCCGCAAAATAAAAACCGCCGAGACGATGCAATCGCCCCGGCAGTCCACCTGATTATGATACCTATTGAAAAGAAATATATTCGTAGTAAGCTACCGCTTATAAGAGTAAAAAGGTAAAAAAGTAAAAGGGTAAAAAGCCCTTAGAATGGCTCGTCGCTGTCGGATTGGTCAGGCGCAGTCCACAGGCTGATGCCAAACGTCTCGCAAAGCAAGTCATAGTCAAAGCAGTAGGCACGTTGTGTCATAGTAAGTTTTGGAGGCGTGCTACCCATAGCAGCCCTGGTATGGTCGTACTGGATGATGCCCTTCTTATACACATCAAATCGCGCCACCTTTTCACCAAGGTAGGCACGGCTGTTCTGAAGATAGTATTTCAGCGCATCCGTAGGCAGCACCTTCTCGTTAGCCTGTCGTCCCTCCTTGCGGTATAGATTGAAGATACGTGTCTTCTGCAGGAAGAGCACCGGACGTTCAGACTGCCAAGTGGCATTGATGATGTCCGTCTTGGACTTGCTGCAATAGCGGATGAAGAAATCGCCACCCTCAATCAGTTCACCGTCGCTTGCAAGATACTGTACCACATTCCAGAAGTTGCCCAGCTCGCCGTTAGTCTTGCACTCACCATTCTGCTTCTTTATCCCTTCGATGGTGACTTGCAGCATCTCATCGAAAGTCAGCGTAGGGATGATCTTTTGTAGCACCCGAAGCGCAGCCAACGGCACACACCAGTTGTTCATGATACGGTCCTCGCCCTTTTCGCTGCCGAGAGCGTTGCCGACGATATTCTGCGTATCATGGAACGCTGTAGACCACGCCTGTTCAAAGTGTTTGCGCTGTTTTAGGATTTCGAGCGTCAGGTGCGTCAGTCCCAGCGAGCGCATTTCGAGCAACACCTTATAATTCTGCTTCTCCTTGTCCGAGAACTCACTTCGAGGGAACTGCAGGAAGACGAGTCGGGTAAAGAGAGCGATATCCGATGTCGGCATCTCCTGACCAGAGAGGATGATGCCAGAGTCCACCGCCGTCGTCTCCTTCTTCTTGTCAAGATCCATATTCATGCGAGTACGACCGGTGCCGTCCCACAGACCCTTCAGGAACTCAATCATCTTCGGGTCGATATCATTCTTGTACTCGTCGATATGCGCCAGGGCATTAGCCGACTGCGCCACCGTGTCGTTCAGAGCCGATGGTGTAGAGTTTTGGATATTCGGTGCCGTGTAGCTGATTGTGAACAACGAGAGCAGCGTGTGGCCAAGCTCCGACTTGCCACTACCTTTCGGACCGAATAGATTGAGGATAGGGAACCAGTGATTGGCTGAAGTAGAAGTCACCACGTCGCGGAAGAGCGTGGCGAGATAGAAACAGAAGCCCACACGTCCGTTGTCCCCATACACCTTGAACAGCTGCTCTGTAAACTCCTTCAAAGTGACCGAAGAAAGATTGAGATGCACAAACTGCTTCTCAAAAGTAAAGAGCTTCGGGTCCTTCTTGTATATGGACGAGCTGGATGGCAGATAGAAGTTGCCCTTATCCTTCAGCCTGACTATGCCAAATTCATCAGCCGGTATGAAGTGGCAGTCGTGGAAAACACCGTTGCCAAAAGCGTAGAAGCCAGCTCGTTGCCATCCCATTTGAGTAATTTCCGTTGCCGTCTCGGTCTTCTCGTATAGATATGATTTGAGTTTCGTTAGTTCCTTCTCAGTACCCTTCCAAATGAAGTTGCCCAAGCCCTCGATTTTCTGCTTGAACTTAGCGAGAGCGATAAGATCCTCCTGCTTCAGTTCCAAAATTTCCTCATGTTTCATCGCATTCTTTATTTTATATAGACGTTTAGGATTTGTTGTATCTTTTATGTGGAACAGCGGAACCATTGTGAAGTTCGACCACTCGTAGACACTGCCTTTCTCCGTTATGGACATGTAGCAGCCGTGGTCGATATAAAAGCCGTATTTGTGGTTTAGGTCGTCCTCATCCTGCTCCTTATGCTTCTTGTCCTGCTCCTCACGCAGTTTCCGCTCCTTATCCACTGCCTGGAGCCACAACCGTCTGCCCTGGTAATACTTCGTGAGCTTGCCGATATACATGGACACGCCCGTTTCGTCATCAATCAGCGACAGTAGATAAGCAATCTTCTTAATAGTCAGGCGCTGCTCCTCCGTGGTGTTCGTCTGCGGAAACAGTTTGTCCGCCATCCAAAGAATGAAGTCCGTCTCCTCAGTGGCGTTGAAGATATTGGTGTTTTTGAAGAACGTGTCCGGATCCTGCTTCTTGTTGTCGTCCGTGTCCGGGATTTTCTTGATGCTGACAGATAGACCATTTCCCATAGCCAGTGTTCCTGCCTCCATGACGACTTGTATGCCATGGCCATACGGTTCTCCGTTCTTGGGTGGGTCAGCATCCGGAAGGAAACACACCTTGCTTGCTATGCGCTTGATGGTAGAGAAATGCGTTTCGTTCCACGCCGATCCGAGCGCAGCCACCGTGTTGTATATGCCGATAGACTGAAGACGCATACAATCCGGCGCCCCCTCGACGAGAAACATCTTATCCTGCTTAGCTGCCGTCTTCCAAGCATCCTCGATGCCGAAGAGTACCGTAGACTTGTGGAAGATTAGCGAGTCCGAGCTGTTGAGGTATTTGGGCTGCAGCTCATCCATGCAGCGAGCGGTGAAGCCAATTACATGCCCGAAACGGTCATGTATCTGTATGACGATACGATTCTGGTAGAAGTCATAGCCACCACGATTGAGAAGTCCCAACTCCTTCAGGAAGTCCGCCTTTACTGGAAGCTGCTGCAGGGCGTGCCCATCAGCTGGTGCATATCCAATCTCTTTGAGAGTGGAGTAGTCCTTTCCCCAACGTCTGTAGGCATACGCCTGTGCCTCCTTCGACTGCAGGAACTGCTTGCGGTAAAAGTCGGCGACCTGCTTGTTGGCAATCCACAACGCTTCCTTATGCAGTCGCTTCTGCTTTGCCTCCGCTGATTCCTGCTCCTGCTCAATCTCCACGTTAGCCCTTTGCGCCAACGTCTTGACGGCTTCAATGAACGTCTTGTTCTCCACCTTTTCTATGAAATGGATGGCATCGCCACCTTCGCCACAGCCGAAGCACTTGAATCTGCCGGTCTGTGGAGAAACATAGAAAGAAGGCGTCTTCTCGTTGTGGAACGGACAGCAGCCGACATGGCGCGTGCCACACTTCCGTAGGTGGACGTGTTCACCGATGAGCGCCACGATGTCTGTGCGCTCCAAGATGGTGTCGATGGTTTCTTGTCGTATCATAATGTGGTGTTGAGTGGAAAATGCCCTATATCCACTATCTCCCGACACTGGATATAGGGACTTAACAGTTATATTGGGGATGATTCTACAGTGCTCTAATAGCGTTTATGTATTCGCTTTTTAGAATATACCATAAACGTCCCTTTTTATGAGCAGGGATTAGTTTACGCTCAATCCGTTTTCTTACTGCTTGTGTCGATATGCCGAGCTCTTTAGCCAGTGCAGCGACACTCATGACGGTCTCTTCCTGGTCAATGACAATCTTCTTCATGTCATCATCTGAAATCCTTGGGGATTTGGGTCTTCCAACTGTTCTCTTCTCCATTTTCTTTATTTGTTAGATAATCTTCTCTTGTTTCACAAATTATTGTCGCAACCTCTAAGTCAGAACAATAATGATAGTGTACGAACTTGCCTCTCTGCTTGCCTCTGCCTTGGTTGTGACGTGAAGCAAGGCAGTTCAACGACTGCACCTTGTCGCAAGGGAGGTAGGCAGACTTCACCTCTCCGGGGTTGATGGCATTTATCCATTCAGTGATATTTGTTACTCTTTCAATTTTCATAGATAACTTATTTGTTGTTTTTGAATAAGTCCGTATGTAGTGTATTCCATGTCGGGTTAGACCTATATCAAAGTAAAGGTTAAAAGCGTGAAAACCATTGGTAATATCGCACTTTTTTCGTATCTTTGCATTGTTATATAGAGGATATTCTACGAATAGAACACCACCCGAATTTTGCAGTCTGCCTTAACACTTGTCGAACTTTCTTCGGCAAAATTATAAGGAAAAAGAAAGATTGATTTGCAAAATGTAAATTATTTGTACCTACATACCTACTATTTAACACTTTCTATGCGACATAATGATACTTGTCGATAGTAAAGCAATAAAAAGAGTTCTTTAAAATAATAGTTCAAAATCTAAACGTCTGTCTGCTTTCAGTATGTATGTAGGCACGTATGTAAGTAAAATGTGTGACACTTGTGTGACACTTTGAAAAAAACTACTTTGACGTTTGTTTTGTAGAAGATAAAAATTTCCTTCTAAAGCCCTGTAATGATGTGACTTACATGGGATTACAACGGCGTTAGAATTTGAATTCCAAGCGGATCACTTGGATTCCAACGGAATCACTTTGTGACCCCATGCGGATCACCAAGGAACGAAAATTCAAATTGAAAGAAAGAGGATTTTACATAACGTAAAGTCCTCTTTTTGCGTATAATAGGCTGATTTTCAGTGGAAAATCTATTTTCTATATTAGGTTATTTAGAGGTTAACATTATTGTCTAACATCACGGTGGAATTCCGCTAAGAGTACAGAAGAGGACATAATGTGACACGACGAGCCAAAAATGCGTTACACATTGCGTCACACGTTACGCAAAAGTGCGTTACACATTTTGAGAGCTTGCGGTACAAGAAACATTGGCTGCATCAGAAGAGGTGACGCAGCTACTCCGCAAGTGTAAGAAGATTGTAACGGCTATGGATGTCCTTGACGAGGAAATGACCATGGACAATTTCAATCTTCACTTCTATGGCGAGGAGGTCATGCAGAAGAAGGAAGAGGAGTTGCGGGTCGGACAAGTCCGCCCACGAGTTGGGTAGGGATAAATTGAAAAATGCTTCCATACTGCGAAAGTACGGAAGCATTTGTATGGTGAGAAAAGACAAGTTGTTTATTCTGGTTTCTGCACAAACATGATTTTATCAAAAATATCACCTGCAGAAACGTTTACACGAACATAACGTCCATTCTGTGTTTCGTTGGGAGCAAATGTAACAGTGAGCGTATTTCCTTCCACCTTTGAAGATGTAAAGTTGCCTTTAACTTCGGAATAAAGTTTGTCATCATACGCAGGAACGTTTATAATGGTTTTAGTTTTATCACCCACCGACTCATTAACGTATTCAATCCAAAAATTCTTGTAATTCTTGCATTTGAAAGTATATGTACCGCCAGACTTTGGCACGCCAATAGCCTTGCCAAAACTTGGTGTCAGTGCTTCTTCATAATTGTTTTTTTCCCATTTCATGGCATCCCAATCACCATCGTCTTTGCTGCATGAAGTTAATGATAAGATGCAAGTAAAAAGCAACATGGTTGCAAATAGTCTTTTTTTCATTTGTTATATATTTTATGGCTTTTATTATAAAACGCACAACTTCTTTGAATATTACATAAAAATGCAACTTTTCGGGGTCACATCACCACTTGACTCCTTTTTATTTTTATATCCATGGTCTTCAAAGAGTTTGGCGGTGTCAGACTGTTTCCATTCAGCGAATATGTTGCCCTTGGCTAAACGTATGCTGTTCACGATGTCGATGATGCTTGGTATTGGATATTCACCGATGCGGAGGATTGAGAATTCGATGGCAGAGATGCGCTGATACATTCGCTTGTATTGAGCGGTGTCGAGAGTCATATCCCACTTATTGAGAGTGTTGGCGGTGCGAAGCATGTCCATGAGTTCCGGACTGAAGAACTCCGTTAGGCGTAAGTATGAGGTCAAGCTGTGGCACAGCGTGCAGCATCGCCTCTGCAGCCGTGATGATACGGCAGTAGTGCAGCAGCGGTGTGTTGTCAGAGTATGTGCGGATGCGACTCATTGTGTCGGACGAAACGAAAGTGGCGGTAAGTCATTGCTCCGCCTGTAAGAGGTGATACTGTATCTTATCGAAAAGAGATAGCTCACCAGCAACCGCTTTGAGGGTGTTGGGGACGTACTTCTTTAGAGTATCGTTGTCATTTATCAGCATTGCCATTGTCTTTGGATTTATTGATTGAAACTTGCTTTGCGTCCTTATTCTCATCGAGCGTGGTGAGCTGGATGAATGGGCAGTCCGGCTTGACCGCTGTCCATTTGTTGAAACGGATGATCAGTCGGTGAACGGAGAAGAGAAGGTCGTGGTAAGGCTTCTGTAAAGCCTGGGCGATGGTGTAAAGCTCTCGCTTGTCGCTGCCTGAGTTATTGGTCTGCGACTTGCCCGGCACCGAGCCTACGAGGTTAGAATGGACACGCATGGTGAAGCACATCATGTTGATGGCTTCGACAATGTCCGTAGCCCAATCGCCACCCTCCTTATCCGTCTCGATCTTGTTGATGACCACATCATGCTGCTCCTCACCGTTCGGTGAAACATAGAATGTGGAGAAGAGCACCTTGCCACTGTTCTCCATGCCAGTGAGGAAGTTGATGATGTTGTCCTTCTCCTCGTTGACACGCTCCTGCTGCTTGACACGGTCAGTTATGCCCTCGACCTTGAAGATGTTATTCCAAAAAGAGTTGGCAGTCTCGATGTGGTACTATAGCTCGCCTGTTTGCGCACGATGCGGACAATGCGACTGGCATCCTCATTGAGGATGATGACGCTGACGCAAAAGCCGAAGTGCTTAAAGTCCAAGCACACTCCGAGGAAGTAACTTGCGAGGTCGTTGTCCAGCATAAAGTCATCCACTTGCGCGGTGGCAAGCCCCGTGTCATAGACAAGTCCGCTGCCATAGCAGACTTCAGCATTGAACATCTGGCAAGTGCTCATTGTCTCGTCGGACTCGATGAGGTCAATGATGTTGTACGGCATCTGATTGTCACCTCCCCACGGGATCTACTTCATCTTGTCGTTGATGATGATTGGTGCGATGTTGTGCTCCTCCTTAAAGACTTCAGATGTCTTGGAGGTGAAGGCTGCGGAGGCATGGGTGCCGGGGATGTTATGGACGGATGTAAATGTTAGTGTATCGGGCATAATATGCTGTTTTTGAGGCAAAGATATATTGTAGCTCAATCCTCGGAAAAGACATAAAACTATTGAATAGTTTTCAACTTGTTGAGGACATAGGATAAAAATAAGACTGCTTTTGCAAGTTTGTTGATAATAATTAGTAAATTTGCGGTATAAATAAAATGTTATGGCACACAACGAGTTGAATCTCCTAAAGCTATGGCTTGTTAAGAAAAAGAAAACAGGCTTATGGTTGGCTGAGCAACTTGGTTAAGATAAAACAACCATTTCAAAATGGTGCACCAATTCAAGCCTGCCAGACGTTGAGTGTTTGATAAAAATATCAAAGCTGCTCAATGTAGGATTTTCGGATATATTAATAGAATGTTAACAACAAGCAGTAAAAAGCTATGAAACTAATAGAAGGAACATACGAGAATCTGATTACCGATGGGCTGAAGCACGACATGCTTGACGCTTCGGAAGAGGGTCTGGTGTGCAAAAAAGAAGATATTGACGGCGCTGAGGAGCCAAGTATGCTGACCGAGCATATAAGCAGGATCATTCGTAACAGGCTGAAAGACGAGAATCTTACAACCGAAGAACGCGCGTCGTTTGTTAACCGGTTAATAGATTTTCTTGGAGAAGATGATGATGACCTTAATTCCGCAACACTATAATTTAACTTTATTTATAAGTTCCTGAGCAACAAAAAGTTGCCCAGGATTTTGCCATGTCAGAATTTTCA